TTATTCTGAAGGTTTGCCACTCGCCGTTCCGGCTTTGGTCCTTCCGGCGCGAATAACCTTGCCCATCGCCGATTCGGCGAGCCGCTTTTGGTTCGCCCCTTTGGCGTAGTGTTCGATCATCGCGAGGGTGTTGTGCCCGGTGATCGCCTGCGCCTCCTTGGTCGTGCAGCCGGCCTCAAGTAGGCTGTTCGTCGCGTTCTTCCGAAGGCCATGGAAGGGCAGACCTGCGCACCCTGTTGCATGTTGGGCTCGGTTCCAGAGTGCCGCGAATCCATCCTCTGTGTAGACCGATCCATCGAGTCGCGCGATGATCGTCATCGGCGTTGCCGCCGCGCGCTTCTTTTGGCGTCGTGACTCGACGCGGAGCGCCTGCTCCGCTTTCACCTTCGCCAGTTCCGCTCGTAGCACCGGGTGTAGGGGGATGGTCAACGCATCCTCCGCCTTTCGCTTCTTGGCCTGCTTCACGACGATCGCGCCTCCGTCTGCGGTGATCGCATCCCATCGCATCGCCAGAACGTCTGCGCGGCGTTGGCCGGTATACAGCGCGAGCAGGAATGCCACCCGCGGTGCACCCGTAGCGAGACGCGAGAATCGCTCTAGCGCCATCTGCGGCCAAGGTTTCCATCCCTCGGTGTCGATTCGTATCGGCTTGATGCCGATGGCGGGGTTGCTCTCCAACACCTCGATCTCGACGGCATGATTTAGCAACATGCGTAGCACTTCGACGGCCTGGTTTGCCTTCCTCGGCTGCTCCGAGAGGCTATCACGGTAAGCGCGGATAACGCGCTTGGTGATGCCGATCAGGGGGACGTCGCGCCACTTCTCGCGCATGGGCTCGAGATGCCGCTTGTACTCGGTCTGTGTCGATGCGCGCAGGTTCTTCCGGAATTCTGGCGCGGCATAATAGGTCTCGACCAGTGAGCCAAATGTTCCAGCAGAGACGCGGCGACGCGCCGGGTTCTCGGCTTGCTCGTGAATTCTGTTGTAGTTCGCAAGGAATTCCGGGGAGCCAAACTCTCCGGAGATCGCCTGGCGGCGCCCGTCTCTCCGGTAGTATCCGCGCAGGCGCCCGTGCCTGTCGCGAAATGAGTTGAGGTATGGGAGATCGAGAGACCCCACGGCGGCTGGCTCCATCACCGGATGGCCGCCATTGCCTGAGCCTCAGCGGTCGCTACGTCGTTCCCCGACGATGCGGCGATATGCCTCCCGTCGTCAATATCTCCAAGGGCGCGGTCGATCTCTCTCAGGTCCCACAAGAGGCGCTTGCCGTCTCTATGTGGGCCTGGGAGAGCGCCGGAGCGCACCCGCGCATCGAACGTTGTCGGGGATATTCCGCAGTAGTAGGCGGCCATTTCCCGGTCCATGCGCCGCGGCAGTGCGGCTGGGGGCCAGTTGCGCGGTGTTTTCGGCATCGTTTCTACTCCGCGGCTTCCATGGGCACTGCGTCGGCGGCGAGGTCGGCGGCGTTGGCGCTGGTCATTGCTTCGTCCCTTCCGCCTTGCTCAGCTCCATCGCCTGGATGCTGTCTCCATAGGCCAGCAGCAGGATTGACAGCGCCCCGAGCGCCCCGAGCTTTTCGCCGGTTGTCTTGCACGGGCGAAGGAAGTCCGTCAGCGCTTGCAAGCCGCGCTTCCCGTGCCGGTCCATGAAGGGCGCTACGGCTGGCGGGCAGTTGATTTCGAGCATGGTGACGGCCTTCGGCGTCGTGGTCATTCGGCGGCGTCCTTGCTGGCGAGCGCGTCGATGTTGCAGCGGTGCGTTTCGAACGACACCGCGACCACCCACGGGTTATCCGCCCAAGACTGTCCGGGCTGTGAGCCGTAGAGGCTGTCCCAGAGACGGGAGAACCACCGTGTCGGCGCCAACAGCAGATGACCGTCCATCGCCACGGGCCGACTTGCCGTGGCTGATGCGTCTGCGTCAATCGGGCATCCCTCCGCCAGCGCATCCTCCTCGCTGATTTCCTGCAACCGCTGCACGCGCACGTCGGTGACGATCAGGGTGAGGCGGGAGGCCCAGCGCGGCATGTGGATTGAGGGGCGCCACGTTCCCGTAACCTTCTGGCGCGCTTTCCCGGTGACGGGGTACTGCTCGCACATGGCGGTGTACCCGTCACACTCGCTAGCACGGTAGAAGATGGTGGCAGCGTCGGATGCCCAACCATTACAACGCCACGCTTCGCGCACCCACAGGCGGTCGTTGACGGCGTATGCCGCCCGGCTGATTTCTTCGTCGCCCGCGTAGTTGAATACTGCACAATCAGTGACGATTGGTCGGAATGCAGATGCATGACGGGCTATGGCGTCGTGATGCGGCATGATCCGCCGCGTCTGCGTCTTCCGGCCTTCGAGGATCGCGCGCACCATCGGGCCGCTGAACAGAATCGGACGGTCGCTCATCGCTCACCACCTTTCGCTGTCGGCATCGCGGGGATGTCTTCTAGGTCCGCGCGCTTCTGCCGATACGCGATGAGACGCTTAGTGTTTTGGCGTTCCTCCACTTCGCGGCGGATGTTCCACTGCGTTGCGATGTGCCATTCCTGGAGCGCGCCATACTGGCCACGCCGTCTCAGGCAGGCGCGAACCTCTTCTCCATCGCTCATCGCCCGCCTCCCTGCGCTGTGTGCTTCCGGCGGCGCTCAGCCCGGCTCAGAGGGTGTGGTTCCGACGCACAGTTTAGACAGACTGGAACGTCCGGCGCGTAAACGTTGCCGCAACGCGGGCAAACCCATCCCTGCGGCGCGGTTGACTTAGTACTCAACGGCGTGTCGATCTCTGCAAGCACCCTGCGGAATTTGTCTAGAGTCATTTTTGGCCAGCCGGTCGGTCGCTCAGGGTAATTGTTGGACATCCCCTCAGCCCTCCCCTCGGTCCGGGCGCACAGCCGGGCTATTCAGGGGTTCCGGCGCGCGGTCAAAGTAGCGCTGTGCGGCGTCGAGTGCACCGCGCACGTCATCGACACAGTATTTCACCAGAACGCGCGGGCGGGGCAACGTCTGGGATTTTCTTCTCCGCCCATTCGACCATCTTGAACGCGTGTTCGCGCGCCATGTTGACGATTTCCGCCGACGCGCCGACACGCTCGGCGAACTCCGCCCAGGCAAGCACGGCCTGCGCGCCAACCACATCCTGGGCGCGGATGAGAAACACCGGCTCGTCATTGGGGATCAGTCCGGCGGGGTCTTGGATGCGGTTATAATCTTCGCGGGCGTGAAGCATCATTCACCTTCCTCTTCAGAGGCGGGCGCGGGCGGGGCGGAGAGGGGGCCTCGCGCAACGACGGCGCGATTCATCGCGTATCCAGATATCTGCGAATAGTCGTCCAGGAACGTCCCTTCGCGGCCACCATCTCGGGCGATCGCTTCAAGGCTGCTCGCGGCATCCGCAAGCGCCCCTTCCAGCGCGGCGACGCGGGCGCGAAGGGCAGCGGCAAGCGACATGACGTCGGTGAAGTCCAGACACCCGGGGTCTTCGATCCCAAGTTCTCCCGCGATATCGCAAACCGCCTCATGCGCTTCCGCCTCCGCCCGCTCGGCGCGCTCGGTGGCGGCGTCTCGCTCGGCGGCGAGGGCTTTGATCAGGCTAGCCAGTGGCTCCCCGCGAACGTGCCGTAGGTCTTGGGGTACGCGAAGGAGCTTGCATGTCCCGTTGACCGCCTCTTTGCTGGTGTCGATCTCTCTCATCGTTCTTCTCCCTTCTCCTGCGGCTCCCAGCCCCAACCGATCGAGCGCTCGCCGCAGTCTCGGCAACGCAGCACCAGCACGTTGTTCGGGGTGTCGCCGGGGTCGATCTCGAATTCGTGCCCGCTGACGAACGCGCCGCACAGCAGCGAGCGCCAGATGGAGCGAAAAAAGCAGAGCGGGCTAGGCATGGGTGGCCTCCTCCTGAGCGATCATGGCGCGGACGATGGCGAGGCAGAGGGCGAGGGCGGGGGTTGGCGCGCGCACCGAATCCGACCCATGCAGCCATTCAGCCCCGGACCACGACGGACGGCCGCTTCCAGCCTCATAATCCGGGCGGAACAGGTAGCCGTCGTATTCGACGCGAGGCGGGTCGCAGAAGAAAATCGGGTCATAGGCCGAGACGAACCCAAGGCGCGAGCACAGCGCCACGGCGGCGTCGATACTGGAGGTGTAGGCATCGACCATCGTCTTGGCGGAGAACTCGCGGCGGACGTGATCGAGGAACCCCTCGGCGTCCTGCGGCTTGGTGATGCACGCCAAAATTCGCGCATCCAGTTCTCGGTCCGGTCCGGTCGCATCCGCCAGCCGGGACGCAAGGTCGCGGAGTTGTGCGAGGTCAGCCATGGCGCTTTTCCTTTCCCTTGATGACCTTTGCCTTAACCTCGATCGGCCCATCATCCTGGTACTTGGCCGCGTAGATGGCCGCCTCGTGTAGCACGCGGGAGAACGTCTGCCCCGTGACGCTGGCTACCACGATCCCATCCTGAATGATGTCGATCCTGAGACGGTCAGCCATGGTTCACCTCGCTGCGGGACTTTGCGTAATTGAGCCCATATTCAGGGTCGCTGCTCGTGCGGACAGACCCGCTCTTAACGCACACCAAACCCTCGTCGATCAGTTTCTGCATGAACGAGTCGGTAGTCCCGATCGTTTTGGCGGTTGCCCATCCATATCTGTGCAGAATGGCGACGATTTCGCGACGGCGGCGGGTCATTGCGGCACCTCATATCCAGAGGCGCGAAGGGCGGCGTCGATCTTATCGAGTTCGGCCTCAATGGCGTCCTTGGCAGGGCCGGGCCAAAGGGAACGATGGACTCCCGCGACATACTCTCGGGCAGTCACAAGGGCGGTAACGAGTTCGTCCACGAGTTTTGCCCACTCGCGGTTGATGTTCATGTCGGTCATTGGTCCTCCTCGTATCCGGCGGCTCGGAGGGCGGAGACGATCTTGGACACACCACCCGAGTCTCGCGTTCCATAGTGGTCCAACATGCGCCGCGCTTCTTTCAACGCCCCGGCCATCTGGTCCATGGCGTCTGCGGCCTCGTCCTTGAGCGCGTTTTCCTTCGTCACCTCCCAGCTTTGGCACACGCCGCAGCTATCGCGCAGTTCGTCAGCCTTCGTCATGGACTGCCTCCGAGATCAGGCGATATCCGCCCTTGGTTGGGCGGAACCGCTTCGCCAGGATGAGCGTCTCACGACCGATCATCTCGGTGTTCCCGTGCTGGACGACTTTGCATCGCGCGCCGTTCGGCAGAACCTCGACGACCATGATGTGACGCTCACGCCCGTAATACGCGGCACCGCGCGGGTCGTTGTCGGCCCACACCTGACCGACCTTCAGAACGACATCAGTCATGGCTGGCCTCCAGGCGGATACGGGAGAGGATTTCGGAACACCATTTGAGCGCCCCATTGTCGGACACCGCCTCAATGATCTCCGGCAGCGCGCCCATGACGGCCTGCGCATCAAAACCCCGCTCGGCAAGGCGGGTTGCGCTGGTGAGGGCTGTGGCGATCAGGGCGGCGTTGGCCCGTACCTCATCAGTCATTCCGACATCCACATCCGCCATCGCCCATGCGGGAACATCGCCGGCTGAACTTTCGATGGGGATGAAGTCGCACCCAGGGGCGTAGGTATCTCCCATGCCAGCCATGAACTCGCCCTTCGTGAACTCATTCATGGCTGGCCTCCCGCGCCTTGAGCGTCGCGTCGGCGACCTCGTAGGCAAACTCGGCGACCTTGCCCGGCCTCGCGCTTTCGTCAGGGCCGAACGATGCGAGCCACCCGGCCAGCGCCTGCCCGGCGAAGTAGTCGCGGAGATTCATTCCCCCAAACGGTCCTCCAGGGCCAATGCTCTGCGGAAAAGCAAACCCGCCATCGTTGATCTCGCTCATCCCTTCAACTCCTCTCGCTTCCTGCGGTAGACCCCGCGCAGCAGCACAAGCCGGGGGTCGGCATTGGTCTTCATCGCGTCGGTTGTGGCCCTGTGCTCTTCCGCAGCCTGTTCCAGTTCCGCCAGGGACGCCGCGCTGGCGACGGCGGCGACTGCGGCTTGGGAGATCACTCGGCCCCCAGCTTCATGCGCAGTTCGTCATAGGCATCGGCACCGACGGCGGCCTTTTCATCGTCGCCGAGCGCGTCCCAGGCTGCGTCGATGTCATCGAGCGACTTGCAGGCCTGGAGGATCGAGAGCGCGGCCGCGCCGGCGCTGTGCTCCACGGTCTTGCCCTCGATCACCTCGCCGGTTTCTGCGTCGACGGTTTCGCCTGCCGGCGCGAACGCGGACGCCTGCTGTTCGGTGGTGGCGAAGCCGATGGCGGGCTTGCGGGTGCTACCGCTGATGGCACGGCTCTGCTTGCCGTCCTCGAATTCGTACAGCGCATCCATGCGGTTCACGACGCGCTCGAGGTCGGGGGTCAGTGGCATTCGCTTCGCGAGGCGGCGCACCACGGTCTTACGCGCCATCTCCTCCCACCACGCCTTCCACGGGCCGTTGTCGCCAGACTTCGACGCCTTTCTGACCTTTTCGACCTCATCGATAGTCATCACCTCGAGGTCTCGGGAGTCATCCGCCAGAACCGCGACGGCGTAGACAGCGATGGGATTACCGCGGTCTCCGATGATCGGCTTGTGGGTGATGCTAGGCTCGAACCCGTATTTGAAGCTGAATTCGTCGTTCTCGAACACGACGTAGGCTGCCAGCGTCTTCACCTCGCCGGAGTTGCGGGCCTTCTTGTAGATCCCGGCGATCATCGGCATGTACTGGACCGCCTTGATCCACACGTCCGTGCCGTTGCGCTTGACCTTAGTGTTGTAGACGACGAGCGCAGCCTCCTTGCCATTGGGAAGGAGACCGTCCGCGGCGGCTTCCACGCACGAGGTGAACAGGCTGGGGCGGTCGGCGGCAACGAGGTCCGGCGTTTTCGCCAGCGCGGTGATGACGATCCGCTGGAACTTCTCGACGCTGATGTGGTCTGGCAGTGCCATCTTCACCTGCTCGGCGAAAGCGTGTGAAAGGACCTGCTCGCGCACCTGCTCGAACGGCACGACCTGTTTCTGCTGCTGCGTGGCAACGGCTGTGTTCATCGAACGATCTCCTTGATGGTGAGGGTACCCCGGTAGGTCCCGGCGGCGATGGTCTGGACGCGCTCCTTGCGGTGCACGATGGGATAGGTGACGCGGAACCCGGAACCCTCGGCGCGCGTGGCATCAGCCACCTTGAGGGCAATCTGTGCCTTCACGGCGTCGCGCAAGCCGGACGCGCGTTTGGTGATGCGGTCGAGTTTTCGATACCGCGCGCACAGGTCCGGGAAGCGGTTATCGCCATCGAGGTCGAGCAGCGCCGCGCGCTCGTTGTCAAGGTAGAGTTCCGACGCGGTTTCGATGTCGGCGAAGTCGTCGGGCGGAATGCCGTCGGCGACGCTGCGCCAAAAGGCCGCCACTGCATCCTCGATGCGGGCAATGGTGGGTGCGTGCGCCGCGATCCTGCCGCGCAGCAGCCGGTTGCCGCCGACGCAGGCGACGATCCATCCGTGGTCCGCCTTCGATCTGTCTGCGGCGATCTGGTGCTGCACCTGCAGCGTGATGTCGAGCGGCGGAGCGGTGATCTCGTCGCCGTCCGCCTGCCACTCGTCGCGGAATATCAGGCCGTCGACGTTCTTGATCTCGACCGGCGGAAGCCCGGCGGCGTGCAACTCGTAGTCGCGCGACGCGCCGAAGCCGGTGATCTCTGGATGTTCGATGTAGCGGCGCACCTTGCGCAGAACGCCGGACCACTCCGGCCACTTCTCGGCGGACCATGCGGCAATGGCTGGTTCCATGTGCTGCCCCGCCTGCACGCGTTCCACCTCGTCGAGGTTGTCGGCGTCGACGTTTCCGGCCTTGATGTGCCAGAGGCGGTATCCGGTGGTGTGGCGTGACAAGCACCCGAGGATCGCAGCGCCGGGCGGAAGTGGCTCGAACATGTGCGGATAGACAATACGCCCGTCTTCCGTCTCGACGGCGTAGAAGAGGCTGCCTACCTCGGATGCGCCGACGAATTTGCGGCGCTCGGAGAGCGGGATGTTGCTCATGGCGTCGCCTTCCTGCCATCGGCTTCGACAGCCTCGGCGAGCGTGTAGATAACCAAGGCTCCGTCCTTGTCGCCGCGCACGTAGGCGTCGACGGAGATCTCGCGCAGCGCCACGCCGGAACGTGGCAGCCGCTTCATGGTGAGCAGATTTTTCTCAGCCTCAGCCATGATTCCCCCGCACGATCGAGAGCGAGACGTGGACCGAGACGGCGGCGTAGCAGAGCGCGAGAATGGCGGCGGTCATTGCGGCTCACCCTTGGCCCGGGCTATGGCGGCCTCGATCTCGGCCAGCCGCACGCTGGTGGGCAGATGCTCTCCGCGGATAATCAGCTGCGCCTCTTCCAGCGCCGCGAGCATGGCGGCGTGCGAGTTGCAGGCCGTCACGATCTCGATGGCATGGTGCGTCTGGAGATTTCCGACGAACGAGCCAGAGGTGCTGTAGACGTTTGCGTAGTTCGCCTCGTCGTCCGGGCCGTAGTTGATGCTGTAGCGCCACTTGCCTGGCGTGTGCTTCGTCTCAGCCATCACAGCGTGCTCCCCATGGCGCGCTCAGCAGCCGTGCAGGCCGGCAGCGCGATGCGCAGAAATTCGATGATCGCCCAGGCGGTGCCCATGGCGGCGAGGGTGTAGGCGGCTCCGACGAGCGCAAGCTTGGCGTTGGTGCGCGACATCTGGGTCACTCCGCCGCGTAGCTGGAGAGCCACGCGCTCTGACCGCTGGAGAGGCCACCGAGCGGGTAGTCGTATTCCCGCACTTCCTCGAACAGGTCCTCCTCGATCATCGAGCGCGTATCAGCGGACTGGAGCATCCGGTCTGCGGCGTTGTACGCGGCCTCGTATCCGGGATCACCATCGACGAGCGTGATCCGCTTGCCATCCCAGACGACGAAAATCTCGGAGATGGAAACCTCGCTATCCGTCTCGTCGACCTCGAACAGCGCCTCGCATTCGATTTCCGAAATCGCGACGCCCTGCTGGTTGTAGACCTCGGCGTAGATCGTGCGGCTGGTGGACATGCTGGCCTCCCATCTGCGGAGCGGCGCTCCGTGTTCGATAGGGAGACGATACAAGCTGTATCGCTACAGGTCAAGCAAAAACGATACAAAAAGTATCGTGCCGAGAATCGGGGAGCAGCGGTACGATTCTTCAACCGCAAAGGGGTCTACATGATCAGCGCTTTGGTGTGGCTGTTTGGGGGTTGGGCTATTGCAGCTGGGTGGTGGTGGCTGATGGAGAAAGCCAGCCGCCGAGAAGGCGATATCCATGATCGAATAAAAGGTGCTGCCGCCCTGGTTTTGGTTCTGTCGCTCCTGGTGGCGTGGGCCGTAGGTGGGTGGAATCATCCATCAGATTGCTACGGCAGCGGGGCGACGCGAGTTTGCGAGGGGGAATAGGGGATGAACGGGAAAGCTCTGTTGTGTGGGTCCTTGGTGCTGGCTCTTGGAGCGTGCGCTTCCACATTCGAGGATATGACGGCTGGATTTAACACCCTGAATGGTAGACCACTTCAGGACGCATATGCCGTTTTTGGATACCCGGATCGTGTGCGAGATGTCGACAATCTGAAGTATTCCGAGTGGTCGGTTAATTCATCGAACACATTCATGATGCCGACGACGAATTACGGCAATGGGTACGTTGGGAACACGCCGTATACGTACAGCTACAACAGCTATATGCCAATGCAGGTGAGTTACAACTGCTACGTTCGCATCGTTTCCGACCAATCAGGGGTCATCATCAACGGTTTTAGCGAGGGGAACAGGAACGGGTGCGAGATCTATGCCCAGCGGATGCGTGATGCTGGAGTCGTGAGGAAGGACTGACCTGCCTACATCCTCCGCCCGAACCACACCGCGCGCCCGATGATGCGCCCGCCGCCTTCCTCAAGTACCAACTCGAACGCGTCGTGATGCGGATTGTCCGACTTCACCCGTACGGTCGGCGGTTCGCTGGCGTGGATCTTCTCAACCCTCTTTACCAGCACCGTCTCGCCATCCCACACCGCGAACACGCCTCCCTGTCCGGGATCGGTGTCGTCTAGGTCGATCATCACGCGATCGCGGGAGGCCAGCGTCGGCTCCATGCTGTCTCCGCGCACCTCTATGATCTGCACCCGCGACGGGACGACGCGCAGCTCGTGGCGCACGTAATCGGTCGGCATGTCCCACACGCCACGCACGTCATCGCGCGAGGTCTGGTTGCCGTACTCGTCCGTGTGGTTGTTGGTATAGGCGATAACTCCACCAGCACCCATGCCGCCGCGCACGTCGATCTCTGGGATTTTAGCGGAAGCGTGTGGCTGAGCCGGCGCGCGGTGGACGGCTGTTTTCTCCGCTTCTGAAACCTTGTCGAGGGCGTCTGTTACGTCGTCCATCAGGTCAGTCCACTCTAAGCCGAGCGGCGGGGCGTACCTCTTCGCCGCCTCAACGGTCAGCGGGCGCACACCGTTCTCGTGGCTTCGGTACGTCACGTCCGGGAACCTGTGAATGCGCGCAAACTCTGCGGCGCTCTTATACCCAGCCTTTTCCCGAGCCTGCTTCAACAGCGTAGCCAACGATATCCCCTTTCGAAAATCCGGACAGATTGTCCGATAAGGGCGCCCTGTATCAAAGCGATACGTTTTGTATTGATCGGCGGCGATACTTGGCGTATCGTTTCCGGCATGGACACCATTGCAGAAATCCTTGAGGCCCTGGGAGGCCCGACAAAAATTGGCGAGGCGCTAAACCGCCCGGCGGTAACGCCGCGCCAGTGGAAACAGCGCGGCAGCATCCCAACGGATTACTGGCCGGCTCTGATCGCCATGGGCCGCCGGCTCGGGAAGCCCGTCACGGCGAACGTGCTGCTGAGGGCGTGTACTGCAAAACACACAGAGGCCGCCGAGTGATGCGGGCCTCGACGAAATCGGCGGCGGCGCGGGAGCAAGACGCGCAGCTCGACGGAGTGGGGCGGCATGAGTCCTGGGTATGGACGCCGTTCGGGATAGCGTGCCCGTACTCCTCCTACCGGGGGATGCGGGACGTCCGACATGAAGCTGTGGGTTCGAATCCCGCCATGCCTTTCGGGAGTAGCGCCCCGACCGCCGATACTCAATCCCATCGCCGCCTCCCCTGCGCGGCGAGCGCGGGGCTCCCCCTCGCGTCGGCAGGAGCACCGTTCCCCACGGCTGCCGATCGTGCCCCGCGCGTCTCTCCTCCCTGCCGGTGCTGCAAACACACCGGACACCTGCGCGAGGCGGCTTCGTCTCCGGTCGTCTCGCGCTTTTTCTCCTCCGCGAAGGGGCGAGGGCAGGGCAGTGCCCCCGCTGCCCCCACGCGAGCGGGCTCGACCCATCCCGGCGTCGCCCGGCCCGCATCCAGTTCCTCGGCGCGCTCGATGAGCCACGCCTCCATCAGCCTGCCTACCACCATCGCCGCGATCTCCCCGAGCCTGCGCATGGGTGAACCGTGCCACGGTGAGCGCGAGGTGTCTTGTGCAACGATTTCCGAGAGTTTCACCGAATGACAGCGATAAAACCTCGCGAACCAAACACGTTTTTTAGTGCGGTCGCTGATGTCATCAACGCTGCTGGTGTTGATGCCGCCGCCGCCGCCGTCGATCTCACCCCGAGCAGCGTTTACCAGTGGTCAAACGGAGACAGCGGAAAACGCCCAAGCCTGATGCAGGCGGCAGCTCTCGATCGCGCTGCATTCGCTGCGAACGGTACGACGCCAATTTCCGATGTCATGAAGACGATGGCGAAGCGGGGATGCATCGCGCACGTCGCCGCCGACTTCGGAGACCGGATGATGATGGTGGTGAAGGAGATCGGCGACATCGCCGAAGCCCGCCGTGCCGCGATGATGCCGGGGAGCAGAGGCGGCGCATCGATCACCCCCACGGAATACTGCCATATCAGCCGCGAGATATCCGAAGCGCGCGAGGCTCTAGAAGCCTTGCAGCGCGATCTCGACGATGAGCGCGAGCGCAGTTGCGTCCCCGTCCGCGGCGTGGCGAGGGCGTGATGGCGCAGAACACCTCCACAGCTGTGATGCAGCGCCGCGCCGAGCCGCACGACAGCCTGGATTTTTTCCCGACGCCGCCCTGGGCGACGCGGGCTCTCTGCGAGCACGTTCTGCCGGGCGTCTGGTACTCGCCGCGAATGGTGGTCTGGGATCCGGCGTGCGGCGAGGGGCATATGGTGCGGCCGCTCACGGAGTATTTCTCCGAGGTGCTCGCCTCCGACGTTCACCCCTACGGCTTCGGCGCGGTGCAGGACTTCCTGTTCCCCCACGACGATCGCGGCGCCGACTGGATCATCACCAACCCGCCGTTTCGCCTCGCGCAGCAGTTTATCGAGCAGGCGCTCGTCGAAGCCCGCGGCGGTGTGGCGGTGCTGGTGCGCGTCGCCTTCCTCGAGGGAAACGAACGGTTCGAAAAGCTGTTCTCGGTGCAGCCGCCCGCCGTCGTCGCGCAGTTCGTCGAGCGCGTGCCGATGGTGAAGGGGCGGTGCGATCGCTCGGCGAGCACGGCGACGGCCTACGCCTGGATCGTTTGGCGCTGCAACAGCGATCCGCGCGAAACGCGGTTCACCTGGATTCCGCCCTGCCGCAAGAGGCTGGAGCGGGACACCGACTACACCCCCACCCAAGGAGCCTGACCATGAGCGAAGACGAGAAGAGCGTCGAGTCCACCACCATCGATACCACCTGCGAATCCCTCGGCGGCGACCTCGCGTCGTGGCTGGTCGACCGCCTGCGGCAGCAGCCGAAGACCTACGGCGAGATGTCCGAGCAGGAACAGCGGGAGGTGATCGAGAGCGCCATCATGGCCGTCAACTCGATGCTGCGCAGCGCTGTCGCGCTGATCGCCGCCGACGAACGCGCGGTGATCGTTGCCGAGGTCGAGAAGGTCGAGTTCAAGGACGGCGTTAAGGCGATTCTCACCGCGTCCAAGTCTTCCGAGTACCGGCACGCGCTCGCCGACGCGCAGGGACAGACGGTGCTGATCGTCGTCGCCGACGCCGACAAGTATCTCGGCGGAGAGCGCCCGGAGCCAGACCCGGACCAGGGCGCGCTGTTCGACAAAACCCCCATGGGCGCCGATGACGATGGCGACCGAGAACCGGTTGCAGCGGAGTAACGCAGATGGCGGCCGTCTCCTTCGTCATACCCGGCGCGCCAACCGGCAAGGGACGGCCGCGCCTGAGCGCGCGCAACGGATTTGCGCACGCCTACACGCCGAAGCTTACGCGCACTCGCGAGGGCATCGTCGCAAGTCTCGCCATGGACGCGATGGCCGGGCGTGTGGCGACGACGCATCCGGTCGTGGTTCTGGTGGCCGTAGAAGCGCCGATCCCAGCCAGTTGGTCGAAGCGCAAGAAGGCCGAGGCCGCCGGGCTCCCCTGCCCGTGCAAGCCCGACCTCGACAACGTGGTGAAGCTGATCCTCGACGCGATTAACGGCATCGTGTTCGCCGACGACAAGCAGGTGGTGAGCATCTCCGCGAGCAAGGCCTATAGCGACACGCCGCGCACCACCGTACAAATCACGGAGATCATGCCATGAACCGCATCGAGATCGCCTATCCGCTCGTCGCAGCAGCAGCGCGCGATTACGTCGAGGCCCGCAAGGCACACGCCGGGCAGGCGCGCGCTTTTTCCCGTCTCCGCGACGCCGTACACCTGGCAATGCGCAACGAATTGCTGCCGCTGCCCGACATGACGCCTCCGCGCGTCGTACCGTTCCGCCAGCGCGTCGTCGCCGCGTTCCGGGCGCTCTGTGGGGAGGCCGCGTGATGGCGCATCTTTCGCAGCAAGCGCGCATCGAGCGGCGCGATGAGATCATGCGTCTCGTGAAACTCGGCATCAGCCACAAAGCGATTGCGCTGCGCTTCGGCATCGGCACCAGCACGGTCGGAGATGAGGTGCGTAGGTATGGGAATGGTTTGGGCCGCAAGAACGGGCCGAACCGCCCATGGACGACAGCAGAACATCAGGCGCTGCTCGGGTACGTCGCCGAGGGCCGAGAAGCCGGGGCCATCGCCAAACTCATGGGCCGGTCGGTCTGCGGCCTGCGCGAGCGTGCTGCGTCCCTGGGATGCCCGTTCCCGGCCATGGGCGGCGTCGTCGCCCCGGATCGCCTGCCGCACGATGTGGCGGCGATCAACTATGCCCGCATCGAAGCGCGACTGGAGGCCGGTCTCCGTGCTCCGGCTAACAACGTCACGAGCACACCGCGGGCGCGCTCCTACGACATGTCTGGGCTCGATCTCGCGCAGCGTCCGACGGGGCGCGAGCTGAACGTGTGGTGAGGTGGTGATGCGCGACTACGGGAAGGTCACATCGAAGTTCTGGATCGGCACCACGGGGCGCGAACTGCGCGGAAACATGGAAGCGCAAATCGTCGCGGCGTACCTGATTACGTCTCCGCACTCGAACATGATCGGCCTCTATTACCTGCCTGCGATGTTCCTGGCGCACGAAACTGGCCTCTCTATCGAAGGGGCATGGAAGGGGCTTCGAAGGGCCATCGAAGCGGGGTTTTGCTCATACGACGAAGCCTCTGAGGTGGTCTGGGTGCACGAAATGGCCCGCTTCCAGATCGGTGACGCGCTCAAGGCCGAGGACAAGCGCTGCGTCGGCATCCAGCGCGAGTATGATGACGTCCCGCAGTGCATTCATCTGAAAGCTTTTTTCGAGAAATACGGAGATGCTTTCCATCTCACGAAATGCCGTGGCTGTGATAGCCCCTTCGAAGCCCCTTCGAAGCCCCTTCGAAGCCAAGAGCAGGAGCAGGAGCAAGAACAAGAGCAGAAAGAGGCAGGGTCTTCGACCCTGGCGTCTGACGTCGCCGTCGAGGTTAAACCGGATCTCGATGAATGCTGGTCTGCCGAGACGATCGCCTACCTGCGGTGCGGTAGCGCGAACACCGAAAAATCCGTTCGCTCGATGATGGGCCAATGGCTCAAGCGCCACGAGCCGAGCGAGGTGATCGAAACAATCCGATCTGCGGAAGCGTCCTGCGCCGCTCAGCCTCTGCCGTGGGTGAACAAGGCCCTCGGGAACCGTATCGCCGAGCGCAAGGCCGGTGTCGCGCCGTTTGCCCCGCGTAAGCCTGCCGAGCCGTCCGGGTTGGTTGGCGCACTGGTGAGGCTCAATCGGGAGGCGGGGCATGGGTGAGATTGCGGTTTGGAATGGCGGGAGGTTGGTTGGCGGTCCGATTGAGCGCCTAGCGCCTCGCCTTGGGAATTTGGGCCGAGACGACGAAATCGGGTCATCTACGGCGCTACTTCCGGCCAATGCGTGCGAGGCGATCATCGCCGAGGCGGAAGATGCGCTCACCCCATGTGGCGACGAGATCGGCAAGCGGCAGGCGACGATCATGCTCGCGGTCTTTGCTGGGGCACGCGTCGGGCATAGGGCTGAGAGCGAGGAGGACGAGCAGGCCAGGGACATCTACGTCCGCGCCGTCTGCGCTGCGTTCGCCAGGATGCCTGCCGCCGTCGCAAAGGCGGTCGTCGACGACGTGGTGATGACCCATCGCTTCGGGAACCCGCTCCCTGGCGACCTGACGGCACGGGCGGAGAAGATCCTCAAGCCGATCCGCGATGCGGCGTTCATCGCGTGGCGGCACCAGCGCGAGCACGCGAGGCGATCTGAGGCGAGGCGCAGGCAGGAAGAGGAGGACGCCAGAATTGCGGCCGATCCGATCCGGGATCGCTCTGCTCTGGACGCGCTTTTGGCCCGCCTTGATGGCGCAGTGCGCATGGACACGCACGCTGAGCGCCAGACGACAGAGGCACAGCGCGTTGCTAGAACTCTATCTGCCGTCGATCGACCGGTGTACTGGCGACTGATCGGTGAGGGCGCAACGCCGAGCGAGGCCGCGAAGATCTCTCCGACGCTCTCAGCGGAGGCCGCGGAATGATGCACCTTTCCGCCCGCCGCCGCGTCGAACTGGCGCTGCCCGCGAACCTCATGCACCGCATGGTCACGCAGTGCGTATCCGAGGACATTCGCACAGACGACGACCGCAACGCGATCGCCTGCCTGCAGCGCGCGGCCATGGAGCCAATGCAGGGGTTGACCAGGGACGAGGCTTGGCGTCTTGCGTGCCGCGTCGAGCGGGCCGCCGGCATCGTCATGGACGAGTTGAGGGGTCACGCGCACGCAACCGCGTTCCTCGCGCTCACGCTGTGGCTCAAGGCTTTGCTCGACGACGGTGTGCTCGAACTCGTCAAGGGCAGCGACTTCGACCAGGCGATGGACGCGATCTTGGCAACCATGGAGGACGCGCCGGATATCATGGCGCAGGTCGACAGGAGCGCGACCAAGGCGGCGCGCCGCATCGACGAACGGCTGAGGCGCGAAGGGTATTACCCGAGGCTATTGGGTGTTGCGGCGGAATAGGATAAACTAACTGCGATTGCAGTTGCATCGTGGAAGCGTCAGTCGGGCAGGACAGGCGAGAGATGGCAAAGCACGGGCGACCGAGCACGTACAGCGAGGACATCGCGCAGGAGATTTGCGAGCGGCTGTCGAAAGGCGAGCCGCTTGCTGTGATTTGCCGTGATGAGGGGATGCCGTGCCCGAACACCGTGAGGTCGTGGGCGAAGGAGAGAGAGCCGCTTGCTGAGGCCATCGCGCGCGCGCGGGAAGACGGGTTCGACGAGATCGCCGCACGGGTACGAGAGACGGCGCGCGGCCTAGGAGAAAGTACGGACGATGTTCAGCGAGACAAACTGATCATCGAGACGGACCTCAAGCTGCTCGCGAAGTGGGACCCCAAGCGCTACGGCGACCGCCTTGATCTCGGAAACGCCGACGGGTCGCCATTCCAGATCAACGTTCATCGGTTTGGAAGGAGCGGGGAAAATGGTTGATTTTCTCTCGCCCCAGACTGTCGGTGCCGTCCTCAATCGGGGGACAGAGCCTGTGCTCGTTATCGGCGGGAACGGATATCCTGAGCCGGAAACTCTGGCTGCGCTGGCGATCGCCGGGCATGTCGAGACGGGAACTGCCGTGCTCACCGGTTCGACGGTCAACGTGGTTGTCGAGTTTCCTGACGACGAGGACGAATACTGGGCATGGTCGGAGTTCGCACCATCAGTTGACGCCACAGTTTCGATCTACCTGAACCCGACATACACGGGCGGGACAGATGCGACCGTCATCAACCGCCGCATTGGTGTCGCGCCCAAGATGGTGATGAAAACCGGCGTGACGATCAGCGACAACGGGACGTTGCTCATCACGAAGCGTGCTCCGGCTGCATTTGGCGTCGAGGTTCGAGACCCGTCTCCGCGCATTTACGCGCCCGGCTCCTCAGCGCTCGTCATCATTAACCACGGCCAGTCCGCGACGAGCGGAATTACAATCGAGGCGGCACACGTTCCCAGGGCGATAGAGGTTGGGTGATGGGGAACATTTCACTCCCAAACGCCTGGTCTCCGCGCGATTACCAGTGGCCGTTCCTCGAATACATGGACGGCAAGATCGAGGGCGGCGGCGGCCGTGCGGTTCTCGTCTGGCATCGCCGCAGCGGGAAGGATTCCTCCGCGCTCAACTTCACAGCCGTCGCCGCGCACGCCCGCACCGGCGTCTACTGGCATATGCTGCCGACCGCCACCCAGGCCCGCAAGGCGGTGTGGGATGGCATCGATGCGCAGGGGCGGCGGGTGATCGATCAGGTATTCCCGCCGGAAATCCGGTCGCGAACCAACGCGACCGAGATGAAAATCGAACTGCTGTGCGGTTCGATCTGGCAGTGCGTCGGCTCGGACAACTACAACGCGCTGGTCGGTGCAAACCCGGTCGGCGTGGTGTTCTCGGAATACTCGCTCGCCGACCCGGAGGCATGGGACTACGTACGCCCGATCCTCGCCGAAAACGGCGGGTGGGCGCTGTTCATCTTCACGCCGCGCGGACGCAATCACGGTTATCGGCTCGTCGAGATGGCGAAGCGCAACCCGGACTGGTTTGTTCAGGTTCTTGGCGTCGACGACACGCAGCGCGCGGATGGATCGATGGTGATCCCTGCTTCGGCGATCGACGACGACCGCGCCGCCGGCATGGCCGAAGAGATGATCCAGCAGGAGTATTTCTGCAGCTTCGACGCCGCGCTCGTCGGCGCCTACTACGGCAAGCAGATGGAGCTGGCGCGCAGCCAGAAGCGCATCGGGTCCGTGCCGTGGGAACCGACGCTGCCGGTAGAAACGTGGTGGGATTTGGGCGTCGGCGACAGCACGGCGATCTGGTTCGCGCAGCGCGTCGGGCGCGAGGTGCGGCTGATTGACTACCTCGAATCCTCTGGCGAGGGGCTTCCATTCTACGCCAAGGAATTGAACGCCAAGCCATACGTGTACGGACGTCACATCGCGCCACACGACATCGAGGTTCGCGAACTCGGATCCGGCGTTTCCCGTCGCGAGACAGCCGCGAAGCTCGGGGTCCGCTTTGAGGTCGCCCCGGCGCAGTCTCTGGAAGATGGCATTGAGGCAGTGCGGGCGATGCTGCCGCGCTGCTGGTTTGACGAGACGAAGTGCAAGCGGGGAATCGAGGCACTTGAGCAGTACCGCCGCGTCTGGAACGACAAGACCCGCGATTTCCAGAACACGCCACTGCACGACTGGACAAGCCACGGGTGCGACGCCTTCCGCTACGGTGCGGTGACGCGCGAGCGCACCTCGCACTTCGGCGGCCAGGTGGTCGCGAACACCAGCTTCAGGGTGCTGTGATGAGCGACAACGTAGTGATTCTCCCCGTCGTCACGTCTCTTGATATTCCGGCCTCTCGCGTTCTCGATGCAGCGGTCGAGGAGGACTTTGCCCAGGTTGTCGTGATCGGTTGGACCACGGACGGCGAAGAATATTTCGCGTCGAGTGCATCGGATGGAGGCGACGTGCTTTGGATGATTGAGCGCGCGAAGATGCAACTTCTACGGGGAGATGCAGACGGATGAAAACCGTCCCCGCCATCACCAGCCCACTATGGATCGTGGTGTTCTGCGACCCGCCCGCCGCCGGAAAGGGCGACCCGTGGCCGCTGCGCTTCGTCTCGTGGGCGTTGCGCGCGTTCCTCAAGCCGGGGTTCCGGCACTGCTTCGCCGTGCGACCCATGCACACCTCCGACCACTGGCTCTATGTCAACCACAACCTTCAGTGTCTCGACTTGTTCGAGGTGCCGCAGGAGTACGCCGACGGATTGACTGGCGAAACCGTCGCCGTCTCCGCGCGCCGCCCGGTGTCGTGGGCCCCGCGCCTCGTACCAACCTGTGTAACCACAGTTGCCCATCTGCTCGGCGTTCCGGCATGGCCGTGGACGACCCCGCACGCCCTATACCGTCGCCTGAAACAGGAGGAAAACGCCATGCAGAGTAAGCCCGATACGAGCGCCGCTGACGCAGCTGCGAAGGCCGCCCAGGAAGAAGCGGACGCCACCAAGGCTGCCAACGAGGCCAAGCTCCGCAACCTCAAGGCCGGGCAATCCGGTCGCCCGCTGCTGACGTTCTCCGGTACCGGGGAAACCGGCGTTGGCAAGACCACGCTGGGGGCTGGCTGACCATGGGGGCGACATTCACCCCGAGCGCAGAAGTTGTCTCCGTCGCGGCAAGGGCTGGCACGAAAGAAGCCGAGAGGTGGAAAGAGGCGGAGACCGCAAAGCAGGGCGCGGAGAAGTCGATCAACACAAAGGGGGATGATCATGGCTGACGCTGGCAAGGGCAAATATCAGGACCCGATCCTGCGGCGCTTTGCACGGGCCGAGGCCAAGCGCCGCCTGTGGGACGGAACGCTCCAGGCCGCGTATGACCTGACGCTGCCGAACCACGAGCCGACGCTGACGAAGAACACAGAAGGCGCGCTCAACGACCGCGAAATCTTCGACGGAACAGCCGTCCGCGCGGTGAAGTGGAAGCGCGCCAAGCTCCATGGCGACCTGTTTCCGCCGTTCCGCAACTGGACGGATTTCGCCCCGAATGGTCAGGACCCGGACACGCTGGGTGAAACCGAGAAAAGCCAGTGGCGCACATGGTCGGAGCCCGCTGTCGATCGGTTCCACAAGGCCATCGACCGCTCGAATTTTCACCTGGAGATTCCTCTCGCGCTCGGCGACGCCCTGGTTTCGACGGGGGCAATTCTGATCACAGAAGGCACACCTGAGGACCCGTTGCGGTTCGAGGCGGTGCCGATCGGCCAGGTGGTTCCCGAGGAAAGCCCGGACGGCACGATTCGCACGGTGTTCCGCGCATGGGATGTGCCCGGACGAGACATAGAGCAGCGCTGGCCGGACGCAAAAATCCCGAGCGACAAGCAGCAGCGGATCAAGGACGACCCTGACGCCGAGATGAAGATCGTCGAGGCAACCATCTGGGACACGAAGAAGAAGCGGTTCGACTATGCGGTGATCCTCTGTGACGGTGAGACGCATCTCGTCGATCGCATCTACCAGACCTCTCCGTGGGTGGTGTTCCGCATGGACAAGGCCACAGGCGAAACCATGGGCCGCGGCCCGGTGATGGACGCGCGGGCCGACATCGCCACGGCGAACAAGACCAAGGAGCTGATCCTCAAGAACGCCTCCATTGCCGTTACCGGGCTTTGGCAGGCGGAGGACGACGGCGTGCTCAATCCCGCAAACATCAAACTTGTGCCCGGCGCGATCATCCCCAAGGCACCCGGCTCGGAGGGGCTGACGCCGCTGGAAGCGCCGGGCAAGTTCGACGTGTCGCAGGTGGTGTTGCAGGACCTGCAGCAGAACATCGATTCCGGAATCAAGGGGCCGCAGTTGCCGCCCATAGACGAAGGCGGGCGCACCGCCTACGAGATCGGCGAGCGACGCGCAGACCAGATCGCCATCGATCTTCCGATGAGCCTGCGGCTGCTTACCGAGCTTCAGTTCCCGATCGTGCGGCGCTGCCTCGCAATCCTGATGAGCCCGGCGATGGCCGGCAGCGCGTATTACATCGAGCCGATTCTGTTCGGAGAAAAGGCCGTCGATCCGATCCCGAGTAACCCGCTCTCGGCAATGCAGGACATCGCCGACGCGCAGCAGCAGATGCAGGCCTACGTGATGGCGTTCCAGGCCGACCCCGAGACGGTTTCCGCGCTCGTCGACCGCCCGAAGTTCATGCGCCGCTATCTCAGCATCAACGGCTTCTCCGAGGACGATCTCCGGCCGCTGGAAGAGGTTGCCGCCGACCAGAAGGAGCAGCAGGCGATGCAGCAAGGCCTGGCGCTGGCAGAGGCGGCGGGCAAGGTGGCGGGCAAGATCGACCCGCGGGGGGCGATCTGATGGCGGCCACAGACGATCAAGCGCTGTTCGCCCGCGTGTTTCGCGGACCGGACGGCGATAAGGCGCTGGCCTATCTCCGCACCCGTGAGCTGGAGCGAACGATGGGCGCGGATGTCAAAACCAGTGAGCAGCTTTGGCAGCAGGAAGGCCGCCGCACGCTCGCAAAACACATCATCAACCTCGTGATGGAGGGACGGAAAGGATGAACGATGCGCTTCTTTCTCTGGGTGCCGAAGGGAACCAGCCGGGAGCGGAAGCCGCGCCCGCTGGCGGAGACGGCGGCGGGCAGCCCGCGGCTTCGGCAAACCCGCGCCTCGTCGAGTTCGACGGGCAGCAGATCGAAATCCCAGACGAGTTCTGGGACGGAGATGCGAACGCGCCGCGGATCGGCGCGCTCCTGAAATCCCGCCAAGACCTTCGCCAGAAGCTCGGCGAAGGCAAGCCACAGGCTCCGGAAAGCTACGAGCTGAAGGTGCCAGAGGCGTTGGCCGAGCGAATCAAGGCTGACCCCGAGCAGCCGCTGGCGAAGGCGGCCATGGAGTTCGCGAAGAAGAACGGCCTCAGCCAAGAGCAGTTCAACGAACTGTCCGCCCTCTACTTCGAGGGCCAGGTTTCGGGTACGCTCGACCAGGCCGTCGAGCGCGCATCGCTGGAAAAGGCGCTAGGCCCTGATGCCAAGGCACAGATGGATGGCCTCGGTCAGTGGGTCAGCGGTCTACTCGGGCAGGATTTCCAGAAGAACCCTGGGCTGTTGATGGCCGCAGAAGCTCTGGCGTCGTCGTCCGAAGGCGTGCTCCTGCTGAAGGCGCTGAAGGACAGGATCGGCGAGAAGTCCGTCCCGAGTTCGCGCGAGGCCCCGGCGCCGACCGTGAGCGAGGAATCCCTGCGCGCGCTTCAGGCCTCAGACGCCTACATCAACGGCGACCCGGTGACCCGCCGGCGCGTTGCGGAGGGGTGGGAAGCCCTCGAACGGCAGGGCCGGATCGGCGCGCGCGTCGTCGCGTAAAACCGGTGTTGCAACTGCGAACGTAGTTGCGGTATTGTACGTGTGTCGGCGGCATCTCCTTGGTCAGGACCCGCCATGTCTCCTGGGTGGAATCGTAGCCGGGCGTAGCACAGCGCCCGGCCCCTCTACAGGTAGACCTCGACTAGCCTCCCCGGCTCAAGGGGCGCAGCGGGACCGCCCGCCGTCGGGCCTCTCCTGGCTCAGACCCCGACGTACCGGCCTGGACAGCCTCACCAAGACGAGGCGACCGAGGGCGGCACGTCTCCAGACACCAACGAGCCCTCGGATTTCGGCAACGAGAACGAGGGCTTTCCCATGTCCGTTTCGATTTCCCAGGCCTTCATCAAGCAGTATGAGGCCGACGTCCATATCGCCTACCAGCGGATGGGCGCGAAGCTGCGCAATATGGTCCGCACCAAGACCGCCGTCACCGGCGCGGCCACGGTGTTCCAGAAGGCGGGCACCGGCGTCGCCGCCACCAAGAGCCGCCACGGCATGGTGCCGGTGATGAACGTCGAGCACACCCCCGTCGAGTGCACGCTCGCCGACTACTACGCCGGCGACTGGAGCGACAAGCTCGACGAGCTGAAGACCAACATCGACGAGCGCAAGGTTTTGGTGGACGCGGGCGCCTACGCCCTCGGCCGCAAGACCGACGAGATGATCCTCACCGCCGCGTCGAGCGCCACCACCAATGTGGTGGGCGACTACAGCACCGGCCTGACCAAGACGCTGATCATGTCGGCCTTCGAGCTGCTCAACGCCGCCGACGTGCCGGACGACGGCCAGCGCTTCGGCATCGTCGGCCCGCACCAGTGGAACGAGCTGATGAACATCAACGAGTTCGCCAGTTCCGACTACGCCGGCTCCGCCTTTCCGTGGCTCAAGGGCACCGAGAGCCGCAAGTGGATGGGCATCACCTGGCTGATGCACTCCGAGAAGGACGTGACCCTGGCCACGGCCAACAAGGACTGCTTCCTCTGGCACAAGACCGCGATCGGCCACGCCATCGGCTCCGAGGTCCAGGCGGACATCACCTGGCACGGCGACCGCGCCGCGTGGTTCATCAACAACATGATGAGCCAGGGCGCCTGCCTGATCGACGGCAACGGCGTCGTCAAGATCAAGTGCAAGAACGACAGCGTGATCTCCTGATCGCCGCCGTGACCTGAAAGGAAAAGCACCATGGCTTACTCGGCTTCCAACTTCGAACTTCTGGCGGGCAGCGGCGCCAACATGTCGCTGTACGCCTACAAGTCCTCGGCTGACGCCAAGGCGGCGATCGACACGTCCGGCTACTTCAACGGCGCGGCGGCGACGCTCCGCGTCGGGGACTGGATTTTCATCTCCGCCTCGGACGGCTACGGCCTCGCGGTTGTCACCTCGAATGCCTCGGGGGTCGTCGACATCGCCGACGCCACCGCGTTCGGCGGCACCGACACCGACTAACCCGGCTCGGGGGCGGCTTCGGTCGCCCCCGCTTCCTTCTGGCAGGCGAGGGCAGACGCCATGCTTTCCGACATCGCACTGTGCAGCCGCGCGCTGCTCTCGATCGGCATTGATCCGATCACCAGCTTCGGAGATGGCAGCGCCGAATCCGATGTGGCTGGCCTGCTCTATTCCAGCGTGCGTGATGAACTGATCTCGTCGTATCCGTGGTCATTCGCCACCGGGCAGATCGAGCTTGCCCCACTCGTTGCGACACCGGTCGCGGATTTCGATTACGCCTTCCAGCTTCCGGACGATTTTCTCCGCGCTCTCTCGGTCGGTACGCCTGCGCTGAAAACCGGCAGCGGCGTCGACTATCGCATCAAGGAGCGCCGCATCCACTGCGATGAAGAGGCGATCGTCCTTTCGTATATCTTCCGGCCAGATGAGAGCGCGTGTCCGCCGTATTTCGACGGCGTTCTGATTGCGCGCCTGGCTGCTGAGTTCTGCCTCCCGCTCACCGAAAACACCTCGCGCGCGGACCTTGCGGCGCGTCTGGCATCCAGCAAGCTCGGATCTGCGCGCCTGACGGATGCGCAGCAACAGACCCCGAATGCCTTTCAGGACTTCACCTTGCTTGAGGGCCGGTGATGGCGAGCCGCGGCTACAGCATCCAGACGAACTTTTCCGCGGGAATGCTGGATGAAGCAAGCATCGCTCGGTTCGACGTTGAGGCGTACAAGTCGGGCGGGCTGGACGTCACCAATATGCTCGGGCTTCCTCTCGGCGGCGTGACGCTGCGCGGTGGGCTCGCGTGGTTCGCGACCGTCGCCAGCGGTGGCGACAATGCCCGGCTGCTGCGTTTCGAGTTCTCGACGGAGCAGGTCTACCTGATGCTGGTTCGGGCGCTGGCGATCGACGTGTATTTGCCAGACGGCACGCTGGCGGCAACCGTCACCACAACCTACACCGCCGATGAAATCGCTGCGCTGTCATGGGTCCAGAGCCTCGACACGCTGATCCTCGTGCATCCAGATCATGCACCGGCAAAACTGGTGCGCTCTGGCTCGCACACCTCGTGGACGCTGTCGACGATCACCCTCACCAACGTGCCTCAGTACGATTTTGGCAGTGGGAATGAGAACGTTTGGTCTGCGACGCGCGGATGGCCCCGCTCGGTGTTCCTACACCAGGGGCGACTCTACTTCGGCGGGTCGCGCGCCCGCCCCCAAACCGTATGGGGCAGCGGCGCGAACGACTTCTTCGACTTCGCTACCACCAGCAGTGCTCTGGACGACGAGGCTGTGGAACTCACGTTCGACAACGATCGCGTTTGCGCCGTCCAGCAGCTCTACGCGCTCAACGACTTCTTCGCCTTCACCAAAGGTGGGCTGTTTGCTCGCGTCGCCGATGACGCGATCACGCCGCAGAACTTCTTCATGCGGCGCTCTAGCGAGGTGCCCGCCGCCCGGCTGCGCCCCGCAGAAATCGATGGCTCTGTGATGTACGCCAGCTACGGCGAGGAAAGCGGTTTCAGCACGATCTACGAGGTGATCTTCGACTACGACACCCAGAGCTACCGTGCCGAGGACGTGGCGCTGCTCTCGTCGGCTCTGATGCGCCAGCCGGTCGACATGGCGGCGCGGCGAGGGAACGAGACCAACAGCGCGAACCACCTCTACGTCGTCAACGGCGAGGACGGAACAGTCGCCGTTCTCAATTCCCGCAAGGTCCAGAAGATGACCGGGTGGACGCTGTTGACGACCGGAGGGGAAATCCTCGCTGTCGCTGTCGTTGGAAATATCCCGTATTTCCTGGTTCATCGTGTGGTCGCCGAAAACAGCATCTACACCATAGAGCGCCTCGATCCAGACCGTCGCTTGGATTGCTCGGTTGCGTTCACCGCAGAAACCGCGACTGACACATGGGATGACGACCTGCTCGACTTCTACGAGGGCGAAACCGTCGACCTGATAGGCGACGGGGCGCCGCTTGGGCAGGCTGTAGTGACCGGCGGCGCGATCACCGCGCCCTACGCGGTGTCCTCGATTGAGATCGGCTTCTCGTTCGACTGGGCCGTCGAGACCATGCCGGCAATGGTGGACGGCTCCGAGATCATGGAACGCCATCGCATCGTCCGCGCGTCCATCGTCGTCGAGAACACCGCCGGGATGACGGTGAACGGCCGCCCGATAGCGGACCAGTTCGTCGGCGATGACCTGCTCGACCGCCCGCCGCAGCCATTCACCGGCACCAAGCCGATCCGCTTCCTCGGGTGGAGGGGCGGGCGCGCCGGTGGGCGCGGGGCAACCGTTCGCATCACCGGAACCAGTGCCAACCCGGCCACGATCTTGGCCGTAGCCGCGGAGGTGGCGCAGTAATGGATCCGGCATCAATCACTGCAACCCAGTCCCTCGTCGGACTCGCCGCCGCCAGCGCGGCAACCGGAGCGGCCAGCGCGTATTCGCAGTACCAGACCGCGCAGGGCCAGGCGAAGCTCCAGCGCAGCCAGGACACGCTGTCTCTCTCGGAGAACGAACGCGACACACAGCTTGAACTCGCCCGCACGCTGGCCGCGCGCAACAATCTGTTTGCCGCGACAGGAACGGACCCTACCGGAGGCTCCGCCATGGCCAGCATCATGGCAGACAAAGCCGCCGCAGACCGCACGCTCACGGGCATCGAGGGCCGGCGAGGGCTGGTGCAGAGCGCATATCAGACGGCGATGTCCGGCGCGCGCCGTAGCCTGGCCGGCGGAATTACCGGGTCTCTCCTGAAACTTGGAACGGCGGGGTACGCCGCATACGGTGCTGGTGTCTCGGGGTCGAGCAACATCGGTAGCACATCACAGGGCACGGATTATTCCGGCTATACGTTCGGAGGGGTTTATGGCTAGCTCCTTCCGTTCCGCCCGCCTTGGCCGCCGCACGTTTCCGCGCGTCAGCGACTACACCAGCATCGGGATGCAGGGCGGACCTGTGGCCGCCGTTGGCGCAGCCGTCGATGACATCCTAAGCGACCAGATCGCCCACGTCCGCGAAATCCAGGCGTCCGAACAGGCTGCGGCTCTCGCGCGTAGTGACGCCAACGCCCGCGACTTCATCGGTCGCGCTGCGCTCGATGCCGATAACGACGAGGCCGCATTCGGCGAGAAGGTCGGGCAGGCAAAGGGTGCATGGCTGGAGAACATCCCAGAGGACCACCGTGAGGTGATGGGCCAGCGCTGGGACGAGATCACCCAGGGACACGCGCTCAAGATGACGGCGGCGCGCTTGCAAGAGGCCAAGGACCGGGCGAACGCCGACCTGATCACCAGCGGCGATGCCTCGTACGCCGAGGCCATGGACGCCGCGCGCGACCAGAACCCCGAGGCCGAGATGTCGGCGATGGCGCGCCACCTCGCCGCCATCGATGCACGCACCGACCTGACGCCACAGCAGAAAGCAGTTTCGCGCCTGAAGGCCGACGACGAGGCGCAGGGATGGTACGTCAAAGGCGCATTCGAGCGCGCGCTGACGAAGCGCGGCCTCGCTTCCGCCGAGAAGTTCATCGCCGATTTCCGCTCCGCCGACACTATCAAGGACCCAGCGCAGCGCGACAAGCACGCCGGCTGGATGGAGGCACGGCTCCGCGACGCACAGGCCGATCAGGCGCACGCCGAGGCCGAGGCGAAGAAGAACATCGCCGCAGCCAACGAGCAGTACGTGAACGTGCTCGACGTGGGAATCGAGCGCGGCGAGAAGGGCCACAAGGACATCGCCGAGGCTGTTGAGAAGGGGTTCGTCAAGTTCGGTTCCGACAAGTGGCGCAGCCTCACCTTGCGTGCCGATGCCGTGCAGAAAACCGCCGTCGAGACGCAGCAGCGCGTCACCTGGGCGAACGACGTGGCGGCGGGCCGGGCACTCGGCGACCCCGGCAACGCCGACTACCGCAAGGGCGTCAACTCCGCCTTCAACGAGTGGATTCAAAAGCAGCAGGCCGACGGTGCAGACGCCTATGCCATGAACGCCGAGATCGGGCGCAAGGCGAAGGCATGGAATATGATCCCGGACGGTGCTGCCGCCTCGGTGCGGGCGCTGCAGACCGGCACGCCTGAGCAGCAGATTGTCGCCGCTGATCTGCTCGACCGGCTGAAAACCGCCGTGCCGCATCTGGCCGAGAACTTCGCCAAGACCGATGCAGCCCGTGCCGCGATGGTGCTGCAATTTGTGAAGGGCGGCCACCAGCCCGCCGAGGCGGTGAAGCTGGCCGCGCAGATGACCGACCCGGCCAACAAGCCGCAGATCGCCGCGCGCGAGGAGGTGTTCAAGGCAACCTACACCAAGGACAAGCCGATCCTCTCGGATAGCGACGTGTTCGGCGAGTTCGAAAGCTACTGGAGCTTCGACCCGGCCGCCGACGACGGCACCCGCCGCCGGATGTTCGATGAGGCCAACGCCGAGGCCCGGCGCATGTACGCGCTCACCGGCAGCGAAACCGCCGCCAAGGAGGCCGGGCTTCGCGCCGTCAAGGCGAAGTGGGGCGAGACCAGCGTCGGCAACGGCAAGCGCCTGATGGAATACCCGCCCGAGGCATTCTACGGCGAAGGCTCGCACGAGTGGATCAACACCCAGATCGAGCGCGACGTGACCAAGGCCGGGGCCGACCCGAAGGCCGTGACGCTGATTCCCGACCTCCGCACCGCGCGCGAGGCGAGCGCGGGTGCGCCGTCCTATGGCCTGTGGGTGAAGAAGGACGACGGCACGCTCGACTACCTCGGCCGCTGGAAGCCTGACGCCGCCGCGCAGCGCGCCCGCATGGCCGCCAAGGAGGCGCGCGACACTGCCGCAGAGATCACCAAGCTCGACGCTGAACGCGCGAAGGACGCAGCCGCCTACGAGGCCGCGCGCCGCCAGTTGGACGCGGCAAACCGAAGCGGTAACCCGACATCAATCAGTGTTGCTCGCCGCGAGTGGGATCGCCTGAATCGGGCTGGCGCCTCCGCTGCGCCGCTCGACCTCACGCCGTATGCGGAGGGTGCCGACTGATGCCGTTCATCCCCGACACCGAGGACCAGGCGCTGCCAATCGGAATGCTCCCCGCGGGTGTGCCGGAGGACAACGCCGCCTCTACGGCGGAGATCGCGGGCGCGGCCTTCCGTAGCCAGAATACCGTCGCCTCAGCCGTCAGCGCCCCGGCGCTCACCGATCGGGCGGATTTCGCCTTCGACCCCTATGCCGAGATCGCCGGGACGCCCTACGAGGCGCACGCCAGCGCCTTCCGCAAGGCCATGGGGCCGAACGACGTGGCGGCGATCAAAAGCCGGATCGACCAGGAGAACGCCGACCGCGATGCGCTCGCCAGCGCCGGCGGGCAGGGCATTCTGTGGCAGGTGGCGGCCGGAATCCTCGACCCCATCAACCTGATCCCCGTCGGCGGCGAGGTGGCCGAGGCCTACAAGGCAGGCCGGATCGCGCGGGGCGTGGCCGCCGGTGTGCGCGGCGCCGTCGCTGGCGCGGCTGTCTCCGAGGCCGCGCTCCATGCCTCGCAGTATACCCGCACGCCGCTCGACACCTACGAGGCCTTGGCGGGCGCGGCGGTGCTGGGCGGCATGCTCGGCGGCGCGGCGGGCGCGATCGGCAAGCTGATCGGTGATCCGCGCGTCGGCACGGTCGCCAAGACCGCCGAGGAAGCGGGAGAGAACCTCAAGCGCGATGTGGTCGAGGCCGTGCGCGGCCCGGCCCCGGACCAGTCCACCGTCGGCGCGGCGGAGGCGGTGACGACGACGCTGGAGGAGGAAGGGCTCAAGGGCGGCAAGGTTCTGGGCGCCATCCCGATTATCCGCTCCCAAGACCCTCTGCTACGCACGCTGAATTCGCCTTCGGTCGCGACGCGGCGGTGGGCGCAGCGCCTGGCCGAAGTCCCGATGACGCTGCGCAAGAACGCCAAGGGTATCGCCACCGGTGCCGAGGGCGGCGCGGCGGAGACCCGCTTCAAGGCCTGGGGCGGGCAGAACTACGCCTTCGAGAGCGAACTGGAGGACCTCTATTCACAGTATCGCGTCGGGCGCGACCGCAAGACCGGCGACATCACCCGGTGGGCAGCCGTGGACGCGTTCCGCGCCGAGGGCGACGGGCCGATGAGCTTTGCTGCCTTCAAGGAGCAGGTGGCACGCGCTGCTCGGCGCGGCGATGTGGACCCAGGCGGCAACGAGTGGGTGACGAAGGCGGCACAGTCCTACCGCAAGAACATCGACGACATCATCAAGCGCGAGGGTATGGCAACTGGCATCTGGAAAGACCTGCCGGACATCGGCGACACCGCGATCTCGCATGTGACCCGCGTCTACGACAAGGTGAAGATCAAGGCGCGCCGTCCCGAGTTCGTGAAGCGCGTCGCCGACTGGCTGGTGCGCCAGGCCGACGGTCCGGAAAACCTGCCGGTGCCGGAGGCCATGGATATGGCCGAGCAGATCACCGACAAGGTACTCGGAACTCCGGACGGGCGGCTCCCTTACGATCTCGACCTCAACGAGATGGCGCGTCGGCCAGGCATGAAGCTGCGCCCCGGCGAGAACGGCTTGTTCAAGGAGCGCACCCTTGGCATCGCCGACCGCGAGATCGAGGATTTCCTCGAAAACGACATCGCCGTGATCGCGCGGCGGCAGGTGCGCAGCATGGCACCAGACATCGAGTTGGCGCGCACCTTCGGCAACACCGGCGACGTGGCCGGAACGCTCGCCGAGAAGGAAATCGCCGAGGACTTCAACAAGAAGATCGCGGCGGCGAAGACCGAGAAGGAACGCCTCGCGCTCGGAAAGCAGAAGGACGCCGACCTGCGCGACTTCGCGGCGATGCGCGACCGGCTGCGCGGCACCTACCGTATGCCCGACGACCCCGACGCCTGGACGGTGCGCGCTGCGCGCACGGCGCGGCAGGTCAATTTCGTCTCCAAACTCGGCGGGATGACGCTTTCCTCGCTCGCGGATACCGCACGCCCGGTGATGATCCATGGCCTAGGTCGGGTGTTCGGTGATGGTCTCGCGCCGATGATCCGCAACTTCAGGGCATTCAGGGCCAGCGGCGACGAACTCAAACTGATGGGCGTCGGCCTCGACATGTGGGAGAGCGGTCGCGCCGAGATGCTCGCCGATGTGATGGACGACTACGGACGGCACTCCAGGTTCGAGCGCACCCTCCAGGGCATGTCCAACAAGATGGGAATGCTTTCGCTGATGGCACCCTGGAACGCCGCGCTCAAGCAGTTCTCCGGCGTCATCACCATGACGCGGATCGTCGAGGCCTGCGAGGCGGCTGCGAAGGGTACGATCAAGCCGAAGGAGTTGGAGAAACTTGCCGCCGCAGGCATCAACCGTGACGTCGCCGAGCAGATCGCCGCGCAGTTCTCCAAGCACGGCGGCGACGTGGACGGCGTGAAAATCCCCAACACCACGGCATGGGACGCTCCGCGCTCGGTGGTCGACGCCTTCCGCTCTGCGATCATCCGCGACGTGGACCGGATCATCGTTACCCCAGGCATCGGCGACCGCCCGCTGTGGATGTCGAGCGAAACCGGCAAGTTGATCGGCCAGTTCAAGAGCTTCGGCTTCGCGAGCGTGCAGCGCACGCTGATACCGGCGCTTCAGGACCGCGACATGGGCGTGGTAAACGGCCTCGCGCTCTCTGGCGCGATGGGAATGCTATCCTACGCCGTGAAGTCGAAGATCGCCGGGCGCGAACTCAGCGACGACAACACGGTCTGGCTGAAAGAGGGGGTAGATCGCTCTGGCGCGGTCGGCTGGCTCTCCGACGCCTACAACATCGGCGCCAAGGGGTTCGGCAATGAGACCTCCCGCTATGCCTCGCGCAGCTTCGTCGAGAGCCTTGTCGGGCCGACATTCGGCGGCGGGCTCGATCTCGCAGGTCGCGTTGTCACCGACATCGGGCGTGGAGAATTCGACCAAGGAACCGTGCGCGCAATGCGCCGCCTAACCCCATACCAAAACCTGTTCTGGCTCTCTGGCGCGTTCGATGCGGCAGAGCGCGGAATCAATCAGACCCTCGGCGTTCCGGAGAAAGGCTAGGCCATGGCTCATGTTGTGATCGGCGATATCACCCCGCGCATCCAGTATGTCGGAAACGGCTCCGTAACGGTATTCGCCTACCCCTTCCCGATCTTCGACGACACCGACCTGCAGGTCTATCTCGATGATGCTCTGCAAATGTCCGGATACACTGTGACCGGGGCAGGGGAGAGCGACGGCGGCAGCGCCACGTTCTCTGTTGCTCCTGGGGATGGCGTGGTCGTCACGCTCGCGCGCAGCGTTCCGATCGAGCGTACCACTGATTTTCAGGACGGTGGCGCGTTTCGGGCCGCAGTGATCAACGAGGAACTTGACCGGATCGTCGCCACCGAGCAGCAGCTCAAAGAAGAGCAGGCGCGAACGGTGAAACGCCCGACGACTTCGACATCGACGGCATCGCTCGATCTTCCGGACCCCGTGGCGGGCCGTGCGCTCAAGTTCGCGCTCGACGGCGCGCTCGCCCTCAGCGACGGCGACCCCGACCAGGCGCAGGCGGATGCCGCCGCGCAGGTTGTCCTCGCCACCGCGCAGGCGGTGCTCGCAGCCTCGTACGCCTCCGCTGCTGAGGCAGCACGCGATTCGGCCCTCAGCTCACTCGACAATTTCGATGACCGCTACCTCGGCGCGAAGTCCGCCGATCCGGCAACGGACAACGACGGCGATCCGCTCGTTGCCGGTGCGCTCTACTTCAACACGACCGACGAGGTGATGAAGCTTTACACCGGATCTGCGTGGGTTGCCGCGTACGTGTCCGGAGCGGATTATTTGCTGATCTCCAACGCCTTGTCTGAGCTTTCGGGAAGCGCTGCCGCCGCTCGCTCCAACATCGGGGCCGCGGCTCAGGTGGATCTCGCCGCCCTCTCCGCCGAGGTTGCCGCCTCCCGCGTCTACCGGTCCGCAGCGGTCACGCTCTCCGGCACGGCTATCGTGTTTTCCTCGTCCGGCGTTGTGCCGGCTAGCGCAACGGTGATCGGCGCGACGCTCCACTACGCCCGCATGAGCACGAGCGGCACGTCTGTCTACAACGTCCGCGTTGGTGTGGATTCCGGAACGATCGTCTCCACCGGATATCAGGCTGCCGCCGCGCGCGCTGGTGCCTCTGTTGCCATCGCCCCATCAACAACCGGGTTCATGTTGGTTGAGCAGATGGTGGAGTCTGCCTCCACGAACGGACAGATCGAATTTTCCGTAGATGATGGGTGGTGTTCCGGTTCGACCACGAATTACCGAACGAGCACGGACTTCCTCCAAGCGGGCGGCGGCTCGGTTGCGCTGGCGTCGCTGGGGGCGATCCAGCTCACCACGGCGGGCGGAACTGACACGTTCGACGCCGGATCGGCGTGGGTCGACTGGCTGGTGGTCCCGTGATCGCCGCAGCGTTCATCCTGATGTGTACAGTCCTCGGCGCGCTTTGGCGCTACGCCAAGGGCGGGGCTGCATCCCCGCTCGCCTCCTGGACGTTCGCGCCGATGACCGCGATCACCGTGACGCCGCTCGCGCTCGTCGCGCCCTGGTGGGCGGCGCTGGTGGCATGGGCGGCGTTTGCGGGCATGTCTGCGGCGTTTCTCTTGGTTCGTGCCGACAACGGCGGCAATGGCGACCCCCTCGGGCGGTTCTCGGAGTTCGGCCGAGGCTACTGGATCGCCGATCGCTACCGCCAGAAATGGCACGCGGCTCTGGGGGAGCCGTGGCTCGGCGGATCGTGGTTCGGGTGCTGGGCTGCCGCGTTCTGCGCCGCGGCGAACGTCATGACGGGAGGGGCTACCCTGTGACCGATCAAACTCCACCGTGTCCGACGCCTGCACTACGCCGCGAGCGCCGGCGCTTCCCGGACGGGTGCCATCTCGCTGAGGACGCCAGCCGCGACGCAGCTGATGCAGCGGTGCGGAAAACCTTCGCGATCCTCGGCGTCGACATCGACGACCCCGAGAGCGTGGCGAACCTGCAGGCCGACCTGCGTTGGGGGCGAGCCATGCGCGAGGCATCCCGCGATCTCGGTCAGGACATCCGCCGTACTGCGACGCGCGCAATTCTCACCGCGCTGGTCGTTCTCGTTGGCTACGGCGCGGTCGAGTGGGTCCGCCGCGCGCTCGCGCATTGAGGAGTGGAAAACATGCTCGCGATCATCAGCGCAATCGCGGGGTTCGCCTCGCAGTTTCTCCCGGCGATCCTCACGCTGTTCCAGCGTCGGCAGGATAACGCACACGAACTCGCCATGTTCAAGCTGAGGCTGGAGTCCGCGGCGAACGAACACCTTTACCGCATGGAAGAAATGAACGCCAAGGCGGATATCGAGGAGGCGAAAGTCATCCACACGCCAGCCCCGAGCTTCGGTGTGCAGATGCTCGACGCCGCCAAGGGCTCAGGTTTCGGACCGTGGGCCACGGTGCCGGCGTTCTACCTGTTCACCCTGCTCGATTTCATCAGCGGCATGGTGCGCCCGAGCGTGACCTACGCTGTCGTTGGCTTCTACATGGTGGTGAAGTATGCGCAGTGGGTGCTACTCACCGGGCCGAAATACGAGGCCGACCGGTGGGAGGCGATCTCGCAGTTGTGGGGCGAGGTGGATGCGCAGGTGCTGTTCCTGTGCCTCGGCTTCTGGTTCGGGCAGCGGCTGTACAAGGCGGTTTTCGGCGGGAGCGCCAGTTCCACGGCTTCGGGCCGCTAACGATGACCGCCGCGCTCGATCTCCTGATCGCACTCGCGACGACGCGGGGGTTCGATAGTATCCATGATCCGGATCCGTCGACCGCGGCGATCGAGCCGTACCATGACGACGCCGGCTATCCCACGATCGGGTTCGGTCACCTGCTCAGCCGCGAGCGTTGGGCGCCGCTCTCCCGCTGGCCGGCGATCGAGCGCGACGAGGCCTATATCCTGCTGCGCCGAGATGCCACCAAGGCGCTCAATGCCGTCTACCGCCTCTGCTCCGTTCCGCTCGCTCCGCAGCAAGCGGCGGCGCTCGGCGACTTCGCCTTCAACTGCGGTGCGGGAAACCTCGAAATCAGCACCCTCCGCAAGTGCGTGTTGCGCGGGGACCATGCCCGCGCCGTTGGCGAGTTCCCCAAGTGGGTCTACGCCGGCGGCGTCAAGATGCGTGGCTTGGTCCGCCGCCGCGCGGCGGAAGCCGCCCTCTACGCCAGCGCCTAA